TGAATGCCGGTATTTAGCTTAAATCGGTACATTGTTGGGCTCCTGAAAAGAAAGATTGTTAGTTGCGGTAGACACTAGGGGGTAAACTCCTGATTGAAGTAAACCCCCTAGCTCACACCTACCCTAAGTTACGAAGTCGTTCCGTGGACGATACCACAAGCCGACGTAGTTTGGCTACTTCCGATAAACTGGGATCGGATTTGGGGAACTTGGATCGTCATTACTTTGAAGTTCTGTTGCATTCCGCCAACAGTAGGCCACTTCATCGTTGTAATTTCCATGCCATTCACAGCACGAACAACATCGGAAGTCATCTGCACCAACAAGAGTTGATGGGCAAGAGTCGGTTCAAAGAAATCGAGTCGACGAACATCAGTAATGCCGTCAATGTTGCGAAGACGTTGACGCAACGTTTGCGAAGGAGCAAAACCATAAGCGGCATTTGCACCGGGCGTTCCGTCAGTCTTGCCATAATCGTTGTCTAGGAATTGATCCCAGTCATTCGAGTGGTACAGCATGAACGGGCCGTAGAAGTTCTGAGCATACGCAAGATCACGCATGGCCAAAACTTCCGCCAACGTAGTCGTAGAATTCGTTGCCGTCGGCGTGGTGATGTCGGTCTTCGTAATACGGTCAGGATGATTCGTATAACCGTAAACTTTTGCGGCCGTTCCGCTACCACCTACAGAGTACGGGAAGGCTGCGTTACTGTCACCGTACTGCATACCAGTCACAACACCAATGAGCGTTTGCTCAATCTTCTCTGCAATACGTCGTCCAGCTTGCTCGGCTTGCGTCGTATCAATCGGCGTTCCGCTATTGCGACTGACGGCAATTCGTCGTTCGCTGAAGTGGAAAGCACTGGACGTAATCGGTAGGGGCAATCCCTCCAACTGGAAGTGGGTTTGGTCTGCTGTGGCTTCAGCAATACCATCCATGTCAACGACGGCTTCTTGCGTATCGGTCATTCGTTCGTGCTCAAGCACAAGCTTGCTCATACCGGGAACCGAAAACGTATTGGCCGATCTAAGGTCGGCGTAAGCACGAAGACGTTGACGGGCTGCCTTTTGGACGGCGCGGTCCATCATAAGCCAATCGTCCTTACGCATCGTAGTGGCATTCACTACCATGGGATTGACGAGGTTACGATTGACAGCTTCAGTGACCGTCATCTTAACTTGATGGGGAACAAGCTTGTCAAGTTTCTTGTCATACTTCATGCGACCACTGTTGACGGTCACGCAAAGAATATCTTGGGAATCAAGGTAAGGACGGTTCAGGCCAGGATCAAATCTCATTTCACCCAGTGCTGCACCAATTTCTCCGAAGCCCTGCCCATTAAGGACATAATCGGTAAACATTGTGAATTCTCCAAAAAGTTGTTGTGTTGTAAACAGTGTAAAAGAGCCTGTTAATAGCCCGTGAACTTAACGTGAGTTAGAGTATCAGCCATAATGTCAGTTAGGGCTTCCATACTAATGAAAGGTTCCGATTCGTCAGAACCAGCAGCAACCAAAAGTTTGCCCGTCCCATTGTCAACAATAAGCTGGTCACCAACAGCAACGTCTTGGTCAGCACCGGTACCAGAAATGTTCTCAAAAATCATGTTCAATTCTTCGCCCATAATGGGGAAGTAAAGAGGCAAGCGAGTCTTGGAAGTGGCTGTACTCGCCGCATAGGCAGTATCAGCGGTCTTTCCTTGATTGGAGTCTTCCAAAAGGACGGCAATCATTCGTTGGTCACCGTCCGCTGCTACACCGTTGTTGCTACTTGCGGCATCAGCACCAAAAACATCCCACTCCCAACGTCCAGTACCGTCTTGAGTTTGCGAACGTACAAACTCCATCACGGTACCGGGTTTTGGAGTAGAACTGTTCGTGTCGCTAAGAATCCCTTCTTCAAAACGTCCTCGGGGGTGCGTACCCACCAAAATGTTATTACCCTTACTCATTGTGTTTTCTCCAGAATATGAAATGATTGTTGTTTGTTAGTTGAAAAGCTTACTCGTCGCTTTCAAAATTCATCGTTGGAACTTCCAAAAGGTCGTCCTGGTTGATTTCGTTATTCGTGGGCGCAGCGCCTACTTGTCCGAAGAAACTGGGCCGGTTAGCCGTTTGGGCTGTGGGAGCCATATACTGAAGCGAACCCAAAATTTCCAACTCGTCTAGGCTCTTCGTTTGAAGCGTGTTAATGACTGCAACGCGCTTAGGCTCGTCGGCAACGTTAGCCACAAGACCAGCAATAATCTTTTGCTTCGCTTCAGTCATTTGGTCTTGCGAATACTTAAAAGCGTTTCGGACTTCTTCCGGCGCACTTTCCAACCATTCTTCCGTGGACCTAACAGCGTTAGTAGCCATCTTCTTTCCCGCTTTGTTCTTGGTTTTGTTCTTCTTAAAGGCTAGAAACTTGGGGTCTTTCTCATCGTCTTCTTCGTCTTCTTCATCGTCATCAGGCGCAACAACAACAGCGTTTTTGGCCTTCTTCTTGTTGACGAGAACAGAAGCAAAGTCAACAGGCTTAACGTCTTTACCTGCTAGCTCTTGCAACTCATTTACAACAAGAGCGTTTTGGAGCGTCTTGTCCATTGCTTCATTTCGAGCAAGAAGCTTTTCGTCGTCCAACTCCAACAACCGTTCACGATCACTTTCGTCGCGACATTCGCAATTGGCAATAAGGTTGTCAACGATCTTGGTTTTTTCAGTATCCGTAAGCGCCATGGGGGTTTTCCCTTCGGAAAGAGTAGAGTCATTTTCGTTAACGAGAACACCACAACCATCATTGACAGAACATGCGCCCACTTTGTTGGGCAACACGGCAAGATGGTCAGGACGGTAAGAACGAGCAATAAAATCATAGGGAGTTCCCATGAAGTTTGCCCCTTGTGGAGCTTTCTCGTTTTTGGTAAATAAGCCCGTTGAGAGTTCAATGGGACGACTGGAATTTAGAGAATCCAGAATAGACGGAGCAAGTTTCGCAGTTAGTTCTAAATCGAACCAACCTTCAGCAACAAGCTTCCCATCTTTTTCAGAAGCATTGAGAACAACACCAATACCATGCTTGTCGAGGGCTTCTGATGTTCTTCCGCTAATAAACTGGCCGTCAAACGATTGAGGATGGTCAACGGTTAAAGGCACACCGTTCCAAGCCTGCACGTTTCGCGCAATCTCTTCCGTGGGGTAAAAGAGCGCACCGCTACTTCCATTGAGCACACCCGGTACTATAAGCGTGAGAGGTGCTACGGCGTAGCGACGGCCGTTGAGTGTCTTGTACTCAACTGTTCCAATCAGATTGTTTGTTAGGGTCTCCATACCCTAACCATAGGCGCACATTGCAGAGAACGCCTAACATTGACCCCAATTTAGACAGTTACTGCCCGCTAAAGCTAACCCCCTGCATTAAGTAAACGCACTTGCTGATAGTGTAAGGTGTTATTCCGTAACACACAAACAATATCTTGGCCTTGCGTCCTCAACCAATTGCGAATAGGCCGCAAACCTGCGGTCACATGCGCACAAGTTGCTAGGGGATCATCCAGGCAAATCATTAACTCTGCCCGCTTATGCGGTTTACCATCGCGCAATACGCGCATGAGATTTTTGGCTTCAATTGATGTGGGAGGTGTAACGAATTTCATTCCTTACTTTGCGCCTTCTGAAAAGAAAGGTTGTTGCGTTTGGATTGGTGGAAGTTTTATTTGTTTTTGCGGTCTACAGTAGACTTTGGCGGATGAACTGGAATTTTTGGTTTTGCTCCAAACTCTTCTGAGTCTAGTTCCGCTTGTGTTGGCACTGGTGGACGGTATTCGGGCGTGAATTCTTTGATACCCTTGGGCGTTGTGTCTATTGGTTGTGTCATGATTAGCTTCCTTCACTTTCTTCTAGGGGCTCAAAACGAATGCCGTTATCCCCTGGAAATTCTTTTGTGTGGTCGTGACTACTCTTAATAATTATTGCGTCGGGGATTCTGTCGTAAGCAGCACAAACAAACGCGCCTTCGTAGTGCTTACATGAGTGACACTGTGGTTCAATTTGCATTTTGGGGCCTAGGGGTTAAAAGTCATCGACAAAATCTTGAACGTCTTCGGAAGCAATCGTACTACGTTGGACTAGTTCGGTTGCTTCGTCCAAAAGTTCTTCGTCAAGTTTGCTCGGTAGTCTCTGTTTGGGATTGCGTAGTGCTTCCCAAAGTGAGGCGCTTAGGTCTGCTGCTGGATCGTCTGGATTCCCTAATTCTAGTATGGGGTTTTCCCTTGCTAGTGATGTAGCTCTTTCATCGAATTGCGCCAAACTCTTTATCGTGGTGTCTGTTGCTTTGGTGTCGCCAAATTCTTTTATTAATCGCTCTGGTTTGGCTGTATAGTCAAAGCCTGCATTTTCCAGCTTCTTGATTGTGTCGGGTGGAAGGTGGGTTCTTACATGAATAGTGGTTTTGGCTGCTTGCACTTCTCGTACTCGCGCAAACTTCTCATCAAGCAAATCGGTATACGCTTCCTTCAAATGCTTAACGTCAATCTCGCCTTCTGTTGCGCGTCGTGCAATTTCCTTTTTGATGTCTGCGGCAGATTCTCCCTTTTCGGCTGCTGTCAAAGGTTTCTTCTTAACGGCTTTAGGTTTCGGTGTAAGTGCTGGAGTGGGCTTTGTAACCTTCGTAACCGTGGGAACCTTCGGTGTAACGACTGTGGGAGTTGTTACTTTTGGCTTAACCACCTTCGTTGTCTTAACTACCTTAGGTGTAATTACCTTTGGTGTAGCCTTAACCGTGGAAACTGGTTCCCAAATCATTCCGCTCTTGCCGTGACGTTTGAAGCCTAACCGCTCTAGACCTTCCTTGAATCGTTCGGTTTGAACGTTGTCCATTCTGATAGGAACTTTGGATTTCTTGAGTTGAGTAACAGATTTCGTGAAAGCTCCTGCACCTTTCTTGTCTGCAATCACATCAAATACAACAATACGCCTTGTTCCGTCTGCTGTCTTTTCTGTTCCAACGATAAAACGATTCAACCCTTTTTCGCCTAAGAGGTTGTTTGGTGATAGCTCATCACTAGACTTTTTGAGATTCTTCAAATCGTCTCTGAAGTCGGCAACGTTGGGATTGATTCGTTTGCGTGTTGCTTCGGATTTGGCTGCTGCCTTTGTGGCTTTAGCCTTTGCGGCTGCGCGTGCGGCTGCGGCCTTCTCTAGGGCGTCCTCTGCGGCTGCTGTTGCCTCTGTAGCCCTCTTTGCAGCGTCTGCTGCCTTGCGTACTGCAATGGGCTTAGGCTCCGTAAGAACGGACTTGGGACGCTTCGTTGAGAAAGAACGAGTAGCGCCAGGCCACTTAGAACGTCGACTTTGTTGGGCTATTGTTCGATCTGAAGATTTTGGAATTTCGGCTTTAATGGATTGCCGTCTTGCACTTTTGAGTTCAGGGCTTGTACGTTTTTGACCTTTAGTGTTTTCTCCTACGTTGGCCGGAATATATGCGCAACGACAGTTACTTGTCAAAATGCCATTGACCCTGTATACTGTAGAGAGGGTTTGAACATCATAAACAGGGAGGTTAGTAACATGCTTGACATTAACACTAATGATTTGGTCAAGGCTTACAGTTGTGGTATGAGTCCCATTAACATTGCTGCCAATTTTGGTATTGGTTACGATGCTGTTTGTAGGAGACTCAAAAAGGCTGGAATCAATTTGAAGGCTCGCCAGTATGTCACTAGAACGCCCAAAGGCAATAGCCTTAATATCCCCGCTACTGAGATTGTTGAGCTTTTTAAGAAGGGGATGAGTGTTAAGGCTTTGGCGGAAAAGTTCAGGTGTTCTCGTCGCGCAATCAATAAACGATTGGACGATACCGGAATTGAGCCCCGCAATAGGAGCCAAGCCATGTTCTTGAGAATGGAGCAAATGCCCCAAAAGCAACGCAAGCAACTCACGAAGGCTGCCAACGCTGCTGTCAAAGGCTCTAGCCGTTCGTTCCAAGAATTGTGTATAAGGGCTAACGCTAGACAAGCCAACTTTAGGCCCAATAAGCTTAAAGGATTGGAGTTGGCTTTCTTCTTGCTCTGTAAAGAAGTTAATCCCCCATTGATTCCACAATTTGCTATCGGGCCGTACAATGTGGACTTCCGAATTACAGGTCTTCCCATCACCGTGGAGATTTTCGGGGGAAAGTTTCACTCGTTCGGAAATCATCAACGAGTCTTCCGCAAACGAAGCGAACACGTCAGAAATGCAGGCTTTTCCACTGTTATCATTTGGTGTTTCGATGGAGTTGATATTGTCGTAGGGGCTAGACAGTACTTCCAAACCCTTATACGCAAATCGAGCCGGAACAAATCCGAACTTCGTGAACAATATGTGATTCGCGGTAACGGCAAGCCTACGTCCTTCGGAAGTAACAAGCTCGACTACCTCACCGGTGTAATGAGATTTGAGAATGGTCTTTACATCGTCGGCAACGATGATTGAATCACCAGTCACACATTGAACGTGTCGAGGAATAAGACCACGGGCTTCCTTGATCGTCATGACTGTACCTTCCATCGGAAGACACAACTGACAAACCCTATCGTCACCAGCCGTAGACCATTCAACCATTACTCCTACTTCGGTAACTCCAAGCGATTCAAAAGAATCCAACTGTCCTTCAGCATGTGCGCGTGTAATTTCTGTTCTTGCAATTAACGTTGCGCGGCGTTGTCCTATGTTATCTACGACTTCGGAAAGCTTCTTCGCTATTGCTGCTGGACCTTCTCCCCTTGCTAGTCCATCTGTTAATGTCCTATTAAGGCCAGCAGCCATTTGCGAATTAACGCCCTTGAGGTCTGTGAAGACTCTTCCCGCTAACAGCTTTAACTTTGCTGTTCGGACTGGACGCCCAAAACTACCACGTAGAAATTCATCGCGTGTTCCCTTGTAAAAGTCTCCGGTATTTCCCTTCCAATCTCGGGCCGCTCTTGTGTCGTCAAAAGCACGTCCTTGTCCCTTCCTATAACCCTCTTCGGAAAAGTTTTTCCAGGACGCCCTGTCGGCATCTTCTAAGGATAAGCCCTCCAATACAGTCTCGTCCATTTCTTCAGTTAGCCACTTCTGAAAAGAAGCCACTTGTTCGTTAGAAGTTTGAAACTTGAATTGAACGTTGCGAGTAGGCCCCTTTAGTCCAAAAGCATCTTCCACCACAAGCAAGTGTCGAATGGAAGCTTTAAGACGTTTGTACTTTTGGCGAAGATGTTGCGCGAGACGACGCCTTAAATCAATTGATCTCGTGGGATCGGCTAAAAGGGGGTTGATTCGTTTGCGGGCGTTTGCCGTTTTGCGTACGTTTCGTATATGGTCACACATTAGATTTGCTCAAATGCTTTATAGGAGGGAAACCCAAATACTTCTTCTGACGTTGTAGAATACACTTCAACGGGAATTGGAGTAGTGTATTCCCTTTTATGTCGTTCCTTCTGAGACCAAGATTCTCTGATCTTAGCCGTTTCGGCTTCAATTCTTTCGGGGCTTGGCTGGTATATCATTGCTCTTTTCCTTTGTAGTATCTTTTCCAGTGGGTTCTGGGGTTGGGGCTTCCGGGCCAGGTATACCTTGTAGGGGCAAAAGCTTGTCCTCTTGTTGTTGCAACGTATATTCTTCAAGCATTTGCTTAGCTTCGTCCAATGGAACATTCAAAATCTTAACAAGGAAATCAAGAGGCTCAATCAGACTCATGCCCCCACCTTGAATGTACTTAATAAGGGCTTCAGTTCTCTTGGCTGCGACTTCCGCTTTTTCTAGGGCTGTACTAGATTCAAGATCAGGAAATTTCGTTGTATACTGTTTAGGCTGGGGTAATATCCCTATCATAATTAGCCGATCAATGAGGGGATTGATAACACGAGGAACAATGTAGTTTCCTTGCCTGTGCTGCATCCGATCATTCCAAGCGTTAGCATCTTGTGTACTTCCAAGCTCCCCCCTTTCACTACCTAAGAAAATGCGTTTGGGTGTTGCCTTGTTAATGCAGATAGCCTCAAGTTGCACATCAATTTGCACGCGAGGGTCAACAACTTGTGGTGCCAGACTTTTTACACTCATACCCTGCATTGTCAAGAATCGTTGCAATCCATTTTGGTATTGTTCCATTTGCTGTCGCTGTTCTTGCTTTTGCTCAGTAGACAAGAAAGCATCCATGCCCAACTCGGGATACGTCTCAATTGAAAGGCCGGGAAACGCACCCCTCCAATACATTTCAGCCGATCCCCCATAAAGCTTTATCAGATTTAGAATGTTATTCCAAACAGTGTAAAGCCTTGATTGCCCAATTACTTCACTACTAATGAGATTGTCGACTAAGTGAATGCACCTTGACCAATGCACTCTCTTTGAAACGTGTGGTGCTGTTTGCTCTGCTGTGGACGGCACACCGGGAGCCATCATGTGCAATTCTTCTTGAGAAGGATCACTAAATTCTATATCATAAGCTGTTGGTTGGCCAAAACGAGGATTATTCTCATCCATTTCATAAGAAGCAATGACAACTAACGAATGATCGAAAGCCCTCAAGTAGATGAGCTTACTTCCCTGTTTCTCTTCAACAGGCTCCTGCAAATCTTTACCATCGTCAACTCCGATCAACAGAACACCGTACGCCCCAATACCACTAAGAATATCGGCACGTTCTAAGTAACTCCAAACAGGATGTAAATCGGGATCTTTAGCCCACGAAGGCCCTTGCAACAAATCTCCAACCTCTTCCCAAGCAATTTCAAACGGCGTAAAATGCTCAAGGTCTTCTGTCTCAAAAACTATGGGGGCATTTTGCCAACTCTCTACAGGAAAGATCGAAACAACTCTATTGGCGATAGGATCACGATCAAACTGTCTACGGTATTGCCACTTAGTAATCGTATTGGGGTATCCACACTCATCATCATAATCCCTTCTTGGATCACTCAATTCTTTAATGAGTTGTGACCTTGTGGTCATCGCATTCGTTGCGAAAGTCTCCATTAGCTTTTCATTAGTCGTCATAGTCCGATCAATCGGAACTTCATCAAATGGGGCGTCTACTGTTTCTCTTGACATTGTATTTTCCGTGGGTTCTGAAAAGAAAGGTTGGTTATTGGCTTCTGTGGTCGGGAATTTTAGGGGAGTCTTCTTCCTCACAGATTATTAACTTTCTTCGGGTGGCCTTTACAGGATTATTTGTTTGAAGGCTTTGAAGGAAAAAGTTTGGGTCAGGCCAAGCCGTACTAATAATGAGTTTGCGGCCGGTCCAGGGTTTCGTCGCATCTTCTAGCGTATCACTGTTTTTCATTACTTCTTCCCCCACTCTGAAAGACCGTAGCGAAGACGTTCGTCATTCCTTCGGTTTCGGTAAACCCACACTGCTGTAGCATATCCGGTCATGGTTCCCATCAGTATGCAGAGAAGGTAAATCATTTTGGACCTTTAGTGTTAAAAGACTACTCCACCACCTTGAGCACGACGGCCGACGTTTAGGCCATAGACGGCTAAGACGAGCGAATCGAGTTCGTCGGGGCTACCACCCAACAACTGCTTGATGGTTATGACGTTAGAACTTTTTGGTGCGTCCTTTGGGGGGAGGAATAAACGGCCACCCTCGTCAAACATCTTAGGCATGAGAGACATTTGCCTTCTTAGTTCGTAGTAACATCCCGGTATGGCAAAAGGCTCTTCATCATCGGGGTCTAACGCAATAGAGGTCATGCCATACATTTCAGCACGTCGATTTTTGTAAGCATATCTAGCAAGGTCTTCAAGCTTTCGCTTTTCTGTTGGAGTTCTTCCAGGCTTCCTAATCGGTGTAGCAGCTGCTCCAAAAGCTACTGAGTTAACCTTGAAGCCTTGTGCGCGTAAGCGGTCAGCATGTTGTTTGCCTCCACCACCGGCGTCAAAGAAGACCATACGATCCGGCACCTTATGCTTGAAAGCAAACGCTATTGTGTCACTTGTGATTACAGCCGTATTAGGTGTTTTCTTGGAAATTTGTTCAATCAAGCCCTTCTCATCAATAGCCGTATAAACTGTTGAGTCTCCACCTTCAGCAGGATCTACACCAATTGAAGTTGCAACACGAAACGATTGTAGAAGCTCTGCTTGTCTAACAGACGCATCAAGCCAATGAGGCGGATACAATAGAGAATCAGCGCCTTCGTAGAATTCGGCGTCTAGTCCGATACATTGTCGGACTTCGTCCCAGAGCAATCTACATTTTTGGTACGTATCCCACGTAATGACACCCGGAACAAGTACCTTACCACTTGGCTTTTTTCCTGCTGCAATTTCTGCTTGAGCATATCGCACGTTTGGTGAGTCTTCAGCCTTGATCTTGATGATTTTTCGATAGAATCTAGAACCATCTGGCGATAATAGGTCACCTGCTTTTACCCCCTGAAAGAAAAAGTTTGTGCATGGATAAGGATTGCCGATAATGAGCTTGCGATGAGCCCATGTATCAGTTCCTTCGTAGGCTTGTTGGTCAATGCCAGAAGCCTCATCGAATATGACGAGGGTGCGCGGAATGTCGCGTGGAAGATGTCGACCAAATAGACCTTCACTCTTGTTTGTTACTTGGCCCACTAGTTCAGATTTGGGAACGAACGTTCCATCATTGTAGAGTTGCCTAATGTTCATGTGGTTGTACTTTAACGGAAGCTTGACTCGACTCGTCTTTAAGAACTGTCGAATCTCTCCCCAAAGTACGTCATTAAGCTGGTCACTCTTAACGCTTGTCGTTACAACTCTTGCCGGTCTTCTACTGCACATCCACCACAACGGCAATATCCCACTAACGAAGTCTTTTCCAAGTGCGTGTCCGGCCGGAACAAACGTCTCATCATTGTCCCTAACACTATAGAGGATTTCCCTCTGTTGCTTGTAAAGGCGTACGTGGGGCCAGCAAGCTTTGCAGAATGCAACGGGGTCAATCATCTTCGATACAATTTGTGTCGATTGTATTTCAGGTGCTGCTAAACTCATAAGGCGTTTCGAGAATTACATGGATACGAGAAGGTTGGTTTCCGCATAATTGGCTCAGACAAAGAACGATAAGCTTCAGCAGGGTCAAACAAGTAAGCAGGCTTCCGCTCAATCTCTTTTGCAAGTTTCATATACTTGAGATGCCTAGTGTCTTTCGGTCCATACTCCACAAAGGGGCTTTCAAACACAAAAGGTGTTGTAATCTCTTTCGTGGTTCCATCAATGAACTGTAAGTCTGTTTGTATCTCAGGAACAAACTCATTCTCTCTAACACGTAATTGGTCATAGCCTTGTTCCTGTAGCTTATCTCTGTACCATTCAGCGTTGTTTGGGTGTGTTACTATTTCCATAGTGTATTACCTTTCTAGTGCGCCTACGTGAAACGTAAACTCTATTGGCTCTTGAGAAGGGCCAGCCATAAACAACAAAGAGACTTCAGCGCCTTCCGTCGTAAAGACTTTAGTAAGGGCTTTTACAATTCGTTCTTCCTCAAACGTTTGGGCAATAAGAAAAACGCCCGTCTGTCGTTTCGTCAAGGGATCTTGGCTACCACCAACGTTCATTGTATTGCCTTTCTAATCTTCGTAAGTTGTTGTTTCTTGACCTACAGCAGGATCTACACCCCATTGATGCACCGGCTGGATTTCATCGGCGTACAATATTTCTTTGTGCCTAACACTGGATGCCCACCAAGTGCAGACATAAGTAACTTCACCGTTGTCACCAATGTAAATACGTCGGACAGTAAGCTCTAAAGATGACTCAGTTTCAGGGCAGATTAAATGGACTATTGCACCCACTGCATGACAAGGAACGTTCTTTAAGGCATCTTTCTTTCGTTGCTCTTCAACTTTGTCGATAGGGCATTCAGAGCAAAAGTGATGTATTTTCCCGTCTATCTTGTGTGTAGTCCAACCATCCTGGTCTGACGCTTTGGCAAATTGTGAGCTGATGTGTCTTACTTCGGAACAATTATCACAAATTAGTAGGGCGGCGGAATGAATCATCGTATTGCCTTTTGTTTTTTAGGGGGTGTAGTGTGAAATCCTACAGTCACTGTTGTTGTATCTTCTGTAAGACAAACTTCTTCAGCCAAAAATGTTGCCGTGTGCCTAACGTCTTTTACCCACCAAGCACAATTGTAGTGAACAACATTATTTTCTAGAAGTAAAACAGATTGAATAATCGCAGGAAGGTTATCCCCAATCACAACGGAAGTACCAGGTTCGTAACAAAGTAGTGTCATTGTATTGCCTTTCGTTTTTTAGGGGGTTTACTCTTAACGTCGATTGCATCTATTTCGTTTTCGATGTCATCATCCAAGACGGTTCCCATTGCCTGCAAAATCTTATCCCAATTGTCTCCCGGCGTAACCTCAACCTTTTCTGTGCCCATAAGATTAAGGTGTTTCATAGCAAGGGGCAATACGATAGCTTTCGAGAGGAACCACAACTTGTAGCCCCTAATGATTGAACCGTCCGGCGCAACGATTTCCTTTACTTCCATTCGCTCTACTAGTCGGCCCACTTCTTCGGGAATGTCTTTCCAATCTTTAACGAAGAAGCCTTCATCACATGGCGTAAAAAATTGCAAAGGATTGAAGAAAAGGGCAACACGCAAATAGTTAATAACGTCATCCCCTTTAAGCTCACAACGTTCTTCCCTCTCGCGTTGGGCTTTGCCGAGGGCTCCTTGCACGACTTTGTTAGCTAAGAGCCTCTGTGCGGCATTTGCGGGACTCTTATAGCCTACTGCACGGGCCGCCGCCGTGGCGTTGAATGATTCGGACGCTAACAACTCAGCAATAAATTGTTGTTGCTGCTGATTGAGATTCTGAACCTTGTAGCTTGTAGGCCCAGACTTTCGAGATTTGACTTTCTTAGACGCCATTAGCCTTCCTTTTGCAGGTTTTTGTAGTTCATGCCAAATATATTTCGTATATCCCCTGCACGTTCATAAAGGTGTTGTCGTAATTTTTCTGTTACAGTGTACCAAGCCCCTAAGTCTGTTTTTACTGTATAGCGGTTTTCCGCCAATATCTTAGTACACTCCATAAAGCAATCAAGGTTTTCTGTGGCTTCTGAAAAAGAGGGACATTCGAGGTTGACGACTGATTGAACAATTACACTTTTGTATTTGGGTTGGTCAATGACTATTCGATGTTCAAGGTGACCCTTGAAGACGTTATCCACAAACCAAATATCTGGGTACTGATTATTAAGTGACTGAATTGGTTCTTCTAACAACGATTTAACAACTCGCAATATATTGCAGGAGTTTTCCACTATACGACTGAAAGGAACGTTAACAACGATGTCGTCGTAATTGGGTTTCTTTTGTTGCTCTTCAATTCGTTTGGCTTTACATGTGGGGCAGAAATGGTTGTACCAACCTTCAACGGTACAACGTTCCCAACCCATTGCCTGTAAAGTTTCCTCAAGTGAAAGTTGCGAGTGGATTACTTCAGCAACTATACAATCATCCGTGTCACAAATTACTCTTTTGATCGTTTCAATCATCGTATTACCTTTAGTGTATTGCCTTTATTCGTTTTAATTATCGTGTTTCTGTGTAAAGTATACCCCTTTCTTCACTTTATACTAGGCTCACGATTCACAACACCAACAACAAACTACCACTAACCATAATCGTAATCACAACACCCAACATCACAAGTCCCAATCCAAACAACATAAGACTACAGCCAAAACAACTAGAGCAACCTCCCGCCGTTTCCGCTAAGCTCGGTTTAGAAGTTTTTTGGTTGCAGTACATAACTTACCTCCCCTTTCCGTAGTACCACAAGAAACCAACCAAAACTCCTACTAACGCTAAAACGAATGGTATCCAAAGTGGGCACAACACAAGCCACCAACTCCAATCAATAACACCACCAAGTTTCAACACACTAAACACACCAGTAAGCCCAACAAAGAGCCCAATACCCCCGCCTTGCGCCTTTACATGAATATTTTGCATTTTACTTCTCCTTGGGTAGAATTCCATATTTTTGTAACGTACTAACGGTAACGGGAAATGCGTAACTACGCTCCACTATATTGTCAGTAAGACATTTCGGATTAAGTTCAGTTTCTGTACAGAAGTCGTGCCAATCGCTTACGTGGTTGTACAAATAACCTACTGTGAACGCAACTTCTTCCTTCTGTTCAGCCTCTTCCTTTTTTGCTTGCTTAACAAATTCAAGGATTGCACTAAATGGAAGCTCTATTACGTCTCCGCTCCCGTCTTCAATCATAACTCGCCCATCTAGTACTGTGTCAAATTGAATTCCTTCAATCGTTATTTGTCGCATAACTTAATTCCCACTTGTTAAGGTTTTCTGTTTCAACACAAATTCGGCCGCTTCGCGAGAATCGTAGCAGTTATCGTTTGTTAGTACATGCCATCACGCACCGCCTTTCTCCAGTCTTGCCTGTTCTTTTTCAGCCTGCTTTAACAACTTTTGAAGTCGCTTCACTCCCGCCTTGCATGCCGAGATTGATGTTGCTCCGGTTGCTATCCATGCGTACGCACCGCTCTCCACTTCCTCGATAAAAACATCGCACGCACGTTGCACACCGCACACAACATCACCACGATCGTCAACAAAGCTTAGGTCGTTTTTTGGTTGTTTCATAATTTCTTGCTTCTGAAAGAAAGGTTACTTGAGTACGGACCAACCGATAAATGTTCCACAGAGTAGGCCAACGATTATTACGCACGTCACACAAATATCCTGTATTGAGTTAGGGTCCATTACCATTCTCCATTAAAGCCACGTTCAGCAGCACGTTGAACAGGATCTTGTGATTCGTTCCAAGCATTAACGCTTGGATTCTTTACTTGGCCATTATTCTTGATTATAGCCCAACTCATTGCTTCAGCGCCAGTAACCTCAAGGCAAAATGTAATTTCTCCTTCAGGCAATTCGGGATGATTCGTATCCCTCAGAACTTTTTGGACGGCTTCTGCAATTTGTCGTTTTTGTCTAACACTGAACATCGAG